TGAAGTTGCCTATGGTGCAACCAAGCCCGGTACTCCTTCTGCTCCAGTCAAGACTGTTGATGACGGCATGAGAGCCGAGCAACACGTCGAGATTGACAACACCGCCAAGGAAAACCTTGACGAGTTGGCTGATGCTCAGAACGCATCAGACGACTTCAAGATGAAAGCTAAGGTCATTTTTGAAAGTGCCCTTAATGAGAAACTCAAGATGGAGGTTACCCGTCTTGAGGAAGAGTTCTCTGCCCGTTTCGAGCAAGAAATTACCGACATCGCAGAGAAAGTTGAGGGCTTCCTCAACTATACCAGTCAGCAATGGCTGGAAGAAAACCAGTTGGTTGTGGAAAATGGCATTCGCAACGAACTTTCCGAGTCCTTTATGAAGGGTCTTAAGGGACTCTTTGAGGACCATTATGTCACACTTCCCGATGAGAAGTATGACGTATTTGAATCTATGGTCGCCAAACTTGATGACATGGAAAACAAACTCAACGAGCAGATTCAGCAGAACGTTGAGCTATCTTCCGGTATGTCTGAGTTCAAGCGCCAGGCTATTGTAGCCGAGGCTGCTTGGGATCTCTCAGAAGCTGGTAAGGAAAAGCTCGCTCGTCTCTCTGAGTCCGTAGAGTTTGAAAGTGAAGATCATTATCGTCAGAAGCTCAGCGTTCTTAAGGAATCTTTTGCTGGTGAAGCTCAACAGGCTGAAACCACCTATCTAGAAGAGTCCGCTGAACCTCTACAACCTACTCAGTACGAGGGAATGAGCAACTCAATGGCTGCTTATGCCCAAGCTCTGACCCGTACAGTTAAAAACTGAAACTCCAACTTTTAAACTAAAATGTCTAGTTACTTAACAGAAAAGTGGGAGCCTATTCTAGGTCATCAAGATCTACCTGAGATCAAAGATACTTACAGAAGACAGGTTACCGCTCAACTACTCGAAAACCAGGAGAGATATCTCCGTGAGCAATCCGCCATGGGTGGTCCAGCTGGACTCCTCAGTGAGACGGATATGGCTTACAACCCCACCCTAGCTGGTGGTCCTCCAACAATGAACACCAACCCCTCTGGCAATACATTTGCTGGTCAGGGTGCTGGTTATCCTGTTGGTGCTGCACAGGGAGACAATGCTCCCGGTTTCTCCAGCTATTCTGATGCTGCTGGTCCCGTTGCAGGTTTCGACCCCGTCATGATCTCCTTGATCAGACGCTCCATGCCCAACCTGATCGCCTATGACATCTGTGGCGTTCAACCAATGACCGGTCCTACTGGACTCATCTTCGCGATGCGTTCCATGTACGATGGTCCTAAGGGTCCTAACGAAGCATTCTTCGACGAGCCCGATCCTACCTTCTCTAACGGCTACAACAACTTTGAAGACCGTCACGAAGCATGGGATACCCCCGGCGCTGGTCACCCCTACGTTCCCGGTAGAGCCCCTGGTTCACCTAACAAGAGTGGCAACCCTGGCCTCCTAGATGCCATCGAACCCCCTCTACAGAACGACTCTAACGACGCTATCTCTTACGTTGATAAGGATGGTAAATACACTGATGGTATCACCGATCAACCCGGTGGTGGTAAGAACTTCACCGATGGTGATGACCTACCTTACGACCCCATCCTCAAGGAACTGCGTGGTATGCAGACCAACGAGATGGAACGTCTCGGTCAGTTCGACAACAATGCCGTCAGAGATGGTGTCAATGACAGTGGCCCCGGTGCAGCTGCTCAGGACTTCCGTTTCCGCCAGATGGGCTTCTCTATTGAGAAGGTTGTCGTAGAAGCACGTGGTCGTGCCCTCAAGGCTCAGTATTCCATGGAACTAGCACAGGATCTCCGTGCTATCCACGGTCTAGATGCTGAGGCTGAGCTAGCTAACATCCTCTCTTCTGAGATTCTAGCTGAGATCAACCGTGAGGTCATCCGTACCGTTTACAGAACTGCTAAGCCTGGTGCTCAGAACAACGTAAACACTCCTGGTATCTTCGACCTCGACCTCGACTCCAACGGTCGTTGGTCTGTTGAGAAGTTCAAGGGTCTACTCTTCCAGATCGAGCGTGACGCTAACGCCATCGCTCAACTTACCCGTCGTGGTAAGGGTAACATGATCATCTGCTCTGCTGACGTGGCTTCTGCCCTCACCATGGCTGGTGTTCTTGATTACACCCCTGCTCTCAACGCTAACCTCAACGTTGATGACACTGGTAACCTCTTCGCAGGTACCATCAACGGCAAGTTTAAGGTCTACATCGATCCTTTCTCTGCTAACGTCTCTGACACCCACTACTACCTAATGGGTTACAAGGGTAC